GAGTCGAGGTTGCGCGAGGTGAACGCGGCCGCCGTGTAGGTGACCGAGACCTCTTGGCCAGAGCCGGTGATCGCTGCGTTGACCGTGTCGTAGGGCTCCACGTCCATGATGTACATGGCGTCGAAGCGATCCTCCACCTCCTGGATGGCGAAGTCGGTCACGGCGGCCTGCCTGATGCCGGGGATGGCGAGCAGCTGCACGTCAGCGTTCGAGCGCGAGCCGAGCACGGTCAGCGCCTTGCGGTAGGCAGAGACGGTCGGGCCGCTCGTGCCGCCCTGCGCCGTGTCAGCGACCTCACGCTTGACAGCGAGATCGAGGAACTGCGACTTGTTGCGGTCGAACGAATTGACGCCGTCGAAGCCGCCCTGCACGACCGTCGAGAACTTGATGAACGGTCGGTTGGCACCAGAACCGAGGTCGGTGCCGACGTCAAGGAACCGAACGGGCGCGGAGATGCCCGCAGAGGACCCATTGCGCACGTAGGACGCAGAGAGCCACTGCGCAGCGTCAGCGATGCCGTCAGAGCCCGTGCGCACTGCAACGCGCTCGAGGGTGAACAGGTTGTTGTTGAAGAGGTCGGAGTCGACCACGCCGCCACCAGCAAGAGCAGCGCCAGCATTGTCGCCGGCCCACGGGTTGAGCCAGCTCGTGTGGAAGTTCGGGAAGTAGGTGGTGAAGCCGGTCATCGACTCGTCGTGAGTCGTCGAGCGGTTGGGCTCCGTCGGGGAGTCCTTCACCTCGAACTGCACGCCCCAATAGAAAGCGTTCGATGCTCGCTTCTTCAGGCCGGTGCCGAGAGCAACCGTGTCGCGGAACGGGACAGGCGGCTGAACGGTGCTGTTGAGCGAGTTGATGATGGCAGCCTCACCAGTGCCAGCCGTGCCGAGAAGGGCAGAGCCGCTCGTGACGAGGTGGTGCGGACCGCGGAAGCCAACAGGCAGCGCAGTCGCATCGATCGACTTGTCGTCGACCTCAGCGGCCATCTCAACGCGAATGAGCGAGGACTGGTTGGCGTAGTTGCCATCGACCACGAGACGCTGCGAGGCGACGCGCTTGTCCCAATCGAAGTAGGCGTGCCTGTCGCCGATGACGCGAGCGATGTAGCGATCAGAGTCAGGATCGAGAGACAGCTGGTCGAAGCGCTCGAGCACTGCGGGATCGAAGTCGGTGTCACCGAAGCGACGCACGAGCAGGCTGAACGTGCCGTAGGGGCTCTTGGCATCGCGAGAGGTCGCGATGTTCTCGATGGACAGCTTGAAACGAGCGTTCGGGTAGGCGCCGTCGTCGAGGGCGTGCACCTTGAACAGGTTCCTGGCGCGACCACCGAACTGCTGCGAGATGAACCAGGGCGAGAACGCCGTGCGGTAACGATCCTCGAAGTTGTCGTAGTTCGGGACGTTGGCACTACCCACATTGCGAGCGAGCGAGCCACTGAGCACGAATGCCGACTCGGCAGCAACCGTCAGACCCGTGCCGTCGACCGTGGCAACAGCGTCGCGAATGTCGTAGCGCGTGTAGAGGTAGTGACCGGCCGTCTCGATGGCGAACGGGTCGGTGTTCAGCAGGTTCGAGAAGTAGTTCGGTGCCGTCGGATCGAACGAGGCCGTAATGACGTTCGGGTTCTCAGCCGTGTTCTTGTGGCCGTTCAGCAGCAGGATGAAGCTGTTGCGGTTGGAGTAGTCAACTGTGCCCGTGTTGAAGCCGTTGATGGTCGTGGTGCCTGGCTCGTTGCTGGCGACGCCGTTGGCAGAGAGCGAGGGGAACACGCCGGACGGGAACATGAGGGCAGCGCGGATGACAGGCACTGCGTTGGCGCTAGCCTGGACGCCGGCAGTCGACAGGTACGTCGAGCCGTTCGACTCAGACATGAAAGCGCCGAGGAAGTAGAGGCGGCCTTCACCAACTCCGCCCGTCTCAGCGTAAGGGTTGTCGCCAAGCAGACCGTTGGAAGCGAGCGGCAGGCGCTGTCCGACGACGTAACCAGCGTTGGTCACGTTACCCGGGTTGTTGCCGCCGACGTTGCGACGCTCACCGTTGCCAGCACCGAGCAGCCTCGTGTAAACGCCCGAGCCAGCATTGCGAAGCCACTCACGCATCGCAAGCGGACCGAACTTCTGGCCATCTGTGGGGCCGAAGGTCGCGACGAAGTCCTGGAATGTTGCAACAGTGACCGGCACGAACGCGGGGCCTCTCTGGGCCGTGCCGATGACGGCAGCAGGGGTGCCGCTAGGAGCGACGCCCGACGGAGCGCTCAGGTCGATCTCTGACGTCCCGACTCCGGGACTCCTGAATGTAAGTTCAGCCATGTGTATAATCCTCTCTTGGATCTAAGTATCAGTTACTCGAACGAGACCCCGCTGTTCGTCACGATGAAGTCGATCGCAACGAACTCGATCGCTCTGGTCGGAACCAGGACAATGCGGCCGTTCATGCGGTTCTGCTCCACGTCCAGCTGAGAGTTGTTGCTGCCGTCGCAGATCACGTTGAACTGCTCAATGCCCTGCTGCGCGGAGATGGTCGCGAGCTGCGGAATGACAGCGTTGACGAACCGAGCACGAGTGGCATCGTTGTTCTGCTCGAACAGAAGGCCTCTCGCGATGTCGGACACGATGCGCTTGACCTCGAGAAGGAGGCGGCGCACGTTGACACGGTCAAGCGCAGTCTGGGCCTGCTGCATCGTCTTCTGTCCGAAGATGACAAACTCTTGCCGGCTGGAAGACTCAACGGGGAAGTTAGCAATCGGGTTGATGCGGGCGTCGTACAGCGTGTCCCTGTCCTCTTGCAGCAGGCGGGTGGCCGTGTTGCGCACGAAGCTGAGCGCGCCGCGGTTGAAGCCGGCAGGAGCGAACCAGGGGAAGCTCACGCGATCCGAGAAGCCGAGGGCGCCGAGGGCTGCAACAGAAGCAGGCACCTCAACAGCGCGGCCGGTGGACTCGTCGGTGATCGTGACGTCCGGGAAGTAGGTTGCAGCGTAGTTGTTGTCCACAGCGCGAGCATCGAACTGCTCAGCAGTCTCAGCAGCGTCCGGACGAAGACCAGCAGCATCCTCGGCGTCCCTGAACAGGCGTACGTTAGCATTGTTGCCGTCGACCGCGTAGGACGGGATGTCCATGGCGTACATGGCGAGGCTGTAGGCTCTCGTCTGATCAGCAGCGAAGTCAGTCACGTACGGGTCACGGATGCCCGGGATGGCGAGCAGGTTCGAGCGAACAGCGAACGGATCCGACATGATCTCGACAGCCGTCCGGTAGGAGGCGATCGCGTTGTTGTCGATGCCGGCGCCGGCCTGCTTGCCGTACGTGCCAACATTGAGACCCAACCTTGCGTTGTTATCAGCAGCGTAGCCGCCAGTCTCAGTGGATGCGGAGCGATCCAGCATGTAGAACGACTCCTTGTCCAGGATGTTGAGGCCGTCGAAGCCGCCGTAGAACAGGTTCGTGTACTTCGCGTAGGGCGTGAAGCGGTTGAACACTGCCGACGAGCTGTTGATCAGCGTGGCCAGCGTGACGCGATCCGAAAGGACGCCGTCGGTCACGAGGTAGTTGGAGCCGGTCGGGATAGCCTCGCGGATGTAAGCGGCACGAAGCATGTGCTCGTCAGCCGAGCCAGTGATGTCAGCCGGGCTGGTGTTGTCGAGCGCAACTCGGGCAAGCGTGAACTTGTTGTCGTTGAAGAAGTCAGCGCCCGAGCCGGTCACGAGAGAGTCGAGACCCATGATGCCGACGAACTTGGTGTATGCATCAACGAGCGGGTTCAGAGCAGAGCCGACGTTCGGATCCAGGATGGAGCCAGACTGGAAGCGTGTGTTCTGAACGCCCCAATAGAAGCGTCTGTCGATTCGCGTGGTTGTGCCGATCGTGCCGACGCGGCCGCTCGTTGCAGCAGCCAGAGGGCCACGCGTGACGGTGAAGCGGTACGGAAGCGGCGGGACAATGGCACCGGACACGAAGGCCTCAGTGTTGCCAACAGCACCACTGATCACCATTCTTGTTGCAGCGGCACCAACGTTGTCGCCCGCAGCGTTGGCAAGAATCTCCGTCTTCAGATCGGTCAGAGAGTCGGTGGTCTTGACGGTCGGGATGCCGCGGAAGCCGAACGGAAGCGACTTGCTGGGTGTGAGAGCGTCTTCGACAGCAGCGTTGACAATGACGCGCACGTACTGCGACTGATTGCCGTACTTGCCGGTCACCAGCAGACGGCGCTCGTCAGCGATCTCGGCATCGTGATCGAAGCGGACCTTGCGGTCGCCGATGATGCGAGCGATGTAGCGATCCGACTGAGGATCGAGGTTGACATTGGGGAACGTCTCAAGGACCTGCGGGTTGACGTCCGTGTCACCGAACGCTCTGATCTGCACCTCGAACGTGCCGTAGGGGTTGTTCGGGTCAGTGGAGGCTCGCAGGTTGGCGATGGACACCTTGAAGCGATTGTTCGCGTAGGCGCCGTCGGAGATCGTCTCGAAGTGGAAGAGGTCGTACTCCTTCTCGCCGAACGGCTGGGAGATGAACGTCGTCGTCCGAGGCGTCTGGTATCTCGTGTCGAAGCGGCCGAAGAGCTCTCGGAACTTGATGGAAGTGCCTGAGCCGTACTCGGGAGCGCCTGCAGCAACGGTCGATGCCGTTGTGTCACCGTAAGTTAGAGCAGCACGGTAGTCGCCAGGCGTTGCGGAGATCGATCCGCTAGCAAGCTCAGCATCAACAGCGAAGTCAGCATAGAGCAGGTGACGCTCGGACTGGAACTTGAGCGGGTCCGTGTTGAGAACCTTGCCGTAGTAGTTCGTGCTGTGAGGATCGAGGGAAGCCGTGAGGACCTTGACACCGACGAGGCCATCATCCCGACCGAAGTTGGCATCAGAGGAGCTGATGACAAGCTTGAAGCTGTCGCCGCCGATCGATGCGTTGATAGGGTTGTTGACCAGAGCATCGGTAAGATTCAGCGCGCTGCCCGTCAGGATGCCTCTCGTGCCAGTGGCAAACAAGATCATGGCGCGAACAAGATTGACGCGCTCATCTGTGCCAGTGTAGCCAGGGAAAGACCTGTTGTCGAAGATGGGATACGCGTTGGCAGCCGAAGAAGTCACCGAGTGCTCAGCGACGAGGAACTGCACGAAGCCGGCATCCTGGCCGTTATCGAGCGCACCAGAAATAGCGAAGCCAGCATTCTTGACAATGCCGTACTGCTTCGTCATCGCGATGTCAGTGCTCGTGGAGTTGGCGCCAGCACCGAGGATGCGGACGTAAGTGAGTGAGTTGCGGTTCTTCAACCACTCGTTGACAGCGTAGGGACCGAAGCGGCTAGCATCGAGGCCGCCGAAGCGTGCCTGGAAGTCCGCGAAAGTGCCGACAGTGACGGGCACGAAGGCCGGTCCGCTCTCAGCAGTGCCGATGACGCCAGCAGGCGTGCCGGAAGGTGCGGACACCCGCTCTGTCAGATCGATTTCCCTCTCGAAGAATCCCGGGGATCTAAAGGTCTGTTCAGCCATGTTTCAGAAGCTCCTTGTTTCTCTGCTATAAGTATGTTGCCCCAAGCTAAACGCTCAGGAGAACAGGTCATCGAGCGTCAGGTCGCCGTACGTTCGCAGCACTGACTCGCCCTTTCTGACGTTTCTTGATTTGACTGCCAGTTTCGCGCCTGAGGGCGAGACGACGACTTGTGTGCCGTCTGAACCAGCAGATGTGCCGCCCACGGATGTGGTGCGGCCGGATGGCACTCGTTGCTGCAGATCACCGCGCACGTCGAGCCTAGCAATGGCCGGCTGGCCGGCAATGCCCTGGCCAGGCAGCGGATCGTCCAGTGTGTCGAAGTCCTGCAGCACGAGATCCTCAGGATGGCCCGTGGGGGATCCCGTCTCGATGGGCCTCATGAGCCCGTCGGGGAAGTCGTAAAAGTCGAAGCTCACCTGCGGGGCTGACACGAACTGCCGGACGCCCTTGGGCAGGCCCTCGGATCCAGGCTCGATCGTGTAGCCGTTGACCTCCATGGTGATGGAGGCTCGCACGAGGCGCTCGTCTTCCGAGAAGTCATCGAAGTTGTTGCCAGACGAGATGGACTCGCCCACCTGGCCAACGAACCAGTAGCCTTTCGGCGTCTCCAGCCGGAACGTCCTGCCGTGCTTGTTCTGGTAGGACATCATGACTGCTGACAGCAGCGAGTTGAGCTGCTGCGTGTAGTCGCACCAGAACGTGATCTCGTACGTGGCTCTGAAGAACCGAGTCGGGGGCAGCGTGATGACCTCGTAGATGTGACGAGCGTCAGCATCCGGTTGCAGCCACATCTCCTTGTCGATGGAGTTCTTGCGCCTCGTTGCGACCTGGCCGGGGGCAGGTGTCGTGCGCTGAGGGCTCGCCACGTTGTCCTGGTTTTGCAGGCCCATCCGGTTGATGAGATTCTGGTAAAGCGGATCCTCTTCGCCCAGGCGCCGCTTGATGACGATTGGTTGCGTCTGGCCGCCACCCTGACCGGTGGTGGTCTGCTCGAGGCCTGATCGCTGGATGGAGATCAGCGGAAGGATGATCTTGCCGGCCTCATCTCGGAGCGGCTTGCGCCTCGTGAGGATAGCGAAGCGCTCACCTGTTGCGAAGATGACAGGCACCCTCTGCTGCTTCTTCTTGAGCGTGAAGTAGAGAGGGATCTGCTCCTTGAACAGCGAGTAGACGGAGCGGTCGATGTCCTCTATCGTGCAGGACGGCACCTCAAGATCGGTAGGCACACCGATGCCACCCTCAACCTCGTAGCCCAAGTTGATCGATTGGCCATCGGTTAGGGTTTTGTCTAAACTAGTGGTCATGCCGCACCTCCGTCTCTAAGTATGCGGCTGGAAGTGTGGAATTGTCGGATGCGTGCCTGATCAGCTCTCGTCGTAGAACGAGCTGTCGATCGTGCCGTCCTGCTCGCCCTCGCCGCCCTCGGGCGACACCTCTGCCGGACCCGTGATGGGAGCTGTCAGCACGCCTCGACGCTGCAGGTCGCGCTGGTCGCCGGTGGGGCCGAGCCTGTTCTCCGCGAAGCCGCGCTGCTGGACGAACGTCTCCTGGATCGCATCGTCATCGGTGTACTCCTCGCCAGTGGGGCCGAGCGGCGTGAACGCGATCTTGCCGACGCGGGCCTGCTTGCCGACAGCCTTGATGCCCATCTGGTGCTCAACTTGGCCGTAGACCTGCGTGTTGGTGTAGATGGACACGATCTCGTAGAAGACGTCGCCGTAGGAGAAGAAGTCACCCTCGCGCACCTTGATGTCTCTGTCGAGCAGGTCGCGAGAGTGGAAGTAGATCTCGATCGAGTAGTTCTTCTCGGAGCCGTACTTGTTCGTGACGACGTTTGCAGGCTGCCAGTCGACCTTGCACTCGATCTCAACGGGCGGATCGAACACCTTGTCGACAGCCTCCTCGTAGACGTCGTGCACGTTCGTGAGATCCTCTCTGACGCGGTAGTAGTAGACCTTCTGGCCCACAACATCCTTGTCGAGCTCCTTCGACAGGTCGTTGAAGAGGTCGATCTCTCGAGGCGTGACGAACAGGCGTGCCATGGGATCAACCTATCGTGATGGCTTTGCCGATCGGGATCGGGATGCGCCTGAGGACCTGCGTGAGCGACTCTCGAGCCGCCGCGGCCTCGTCGATGAGGTTACCATAAGTGAGCTGGTCGAGCGTCTCGCGCAGCTTCTCTCGCAGCCTCTCCTGGTCGCCGCGACCCGAGGTCACGAGATCCGAGCCGTTGAGGTTGACGTCGCCATCGGGAATCGGCACGGACGAGAACTTCGACCGGACGAGGCCCAAGACCTCCCGAGCCAGAGCGAGCGTGAACTGCCTGATCCACTGCCGGCCGATGGAGTTCATGCTGGCGTAGTCGAGGCGGCCGAACGGCGCGTTGTTCAGGTTGTTGACGCCGCCGATCGACTCGTCCGTGTAGTCGGCGCTGAACGGATTGGGCGAGAAGCCCACACGCATCCAGAGCTTCTGTGGCGACGTCTGAACGGGAGTCGGGTAGATGCGTATCTTCGTGCCCGAGATCCGATAAGAGTAGTTGGATCGCCTCACACGCGACGACAGGTCGAGCTGGCCGCCTCGGAGGATGTCCTCGAACACGGGCAGCACGTAGAACACCGTCTCGGGCGTGAACGACTCGAACGCGAACTCGTTGTTCAGGTAGTTGATCGCCGAGGTCGTGTCGAAGAACCGGTAGGCGGCCTGCGGCGAGAAGTGGAACACCTCGAACACCTTCAACTTCGACTTGGGCGAGTTCTGCGGCAGGTCGACCAGCGGGGTGCCGGCATCGTTCTTCAGGTCGGTGTAGATGTCGTAGTCCTGCTGGCCGCGAGTGAGCTGGATGGAACCGGAGTAGGTGTTGTAGGAACCACCGATGCCGGCGTCCATCGCGTAGGGCTCAGCCTGCCGCAGGAAGAACTCGAGGTTCTCCCTCTGGTAGAGCTTCTCCGCGCCCTCGAGAGAAGAGGTGGAGAACCCGAGAATGTTGGCCAGCGAGTTCTTCGCCTGGTGCTCGTTGATGATGGAGGAGTACTCCAGGGTGGCCTCCTCGAAGCACGCCCAGATCTGCTTCTTCGTCAGCTCCACGGACAGGATGTCGTCGCCGAGCTTGCGCTTGACGAACGTGACCATGGCATCGGCTTCCGTCTGGAAAGCCGCATCCGAGTCGAAGAACCCGAACGGCGTCGGGCTCAGCGTGTTCGCGAATGTTGCCATGGTCTGCCCCCTTCCTTACAGGTCAGCCAGCTCGGACTGAAGCGTCTTGATCGACTTGTTCCACCAGTTGGAGACACCCATCTCCTTGGCAAGCTGTCGCAGAGCCTCCTCGTCCTCTTCGGTCATGACTTCTTCAGCAGCCTCATGGGCCTCTTCGGGCTCAGCAGCAGGGGCCGGGGCCGGTGCAGCAGGGGCTGCAGCCTCGATCACCTCAGCAACAGCTGCCGCAACAGCCGGCTTGGCTGCCTTGTGCGCAGCGGCCGCTCTTTTCATTCTCGCTCTTCTGCTCATCGTGGACTCCTTAGTTCTGTTTTGGTCCTAATGTAAGTATGTGTCAGCGGACGACGTAACGACGCATGCCCTCAGTGGCGAAGCCTGACTTGCGCATGACCGTGATGACGGTCAGCGTGTCCTGCCCCTCCCTCATCTGCAGAGCGCACAGCACGTTGAGCGGATCGCCCTTGCCGGACTCGTCGACGATGAGGAAGCGCTCGCCGTTGCGGAGCTCGCCGTTGGCGAAGTCGTTCATCACCTCGCCGATGGCCTTGTCGACCGCCTTGACGATCGAGTCCTTGGAGATGGTAAAGCCACCGCCTCCGCCCTTGCCACGATGCCTGAACCGGCGCTCCTCAGCATGGTCTGAAGCACCGAGGCGCATGTCCTCGATGTCGATGACCAGCTTCAGATTGGGCACACTCAGGACGCGCTTCTGGCCCTTGTACTCGCCGTAGGTGGCCTCGTTGAGGAAACTCTGCCACTGACGGTGGATGTCCTTGTAGTCTCTCATTGCGCTCCAAAGAAGTTCTGTGTGAATACGATGGCTGCCATCAGGAACTGGATCACTGCGAAAATCGTGATGGCCTTCGTCTTGAAAGCCTTCAGTTCGGCAACGTCGGCCGTCATGTCCTTCAACTGGACGGGTGACACAACATCGTCAATGCGGCCCTTCCACTCGCGAAGCTCGTCGATGCGAGCCTGTTGGTTCTTGAGAACAATGAGTTCCTGCTTCAGGTCACCCATTTCGTCTTTGACAGAGTCGATGCCCTTGGCCAGCGTCTCCAGCTCTTTGAGAACGAGCTTGGAATACTCGCTCCAACCGTTTTCGTTACCAGACATGGCGGCTCCGTGTTCTGCTGTGATGCACTTGATTTTCGAGACAGGTGTGTACATGTACGTCCCGTTTCCTTCAGACGTAAGTATGCGTCAGAAGAACAGACTACCACATCACCTCCCGCGGGGCGGGCTAGCCTCGTGTCCGCAGATCCTGCAGCCACTCTCGCTTGACACAATCATCCCCTTGCATGGTGTGTTGATAGACATGCGTGTCAGGGGAGGTTGTGCAAAAGAAAAGGGCCGACCCCGAAGGGCCGACCCTGATCTCGCTCACCTAACCTAGATTAGATGATGTTCAGGTCGAGGACCGTCACGGTGCCGTAGAAGTCGTTGCGGACCATCTTCTTGCCGTAGCGGGTCATCACGCCCTTACGGGGAGTGAAATCCTCAGGCGCGAAGATCGTCGGCGTGACGATCAGCGGCACGTACGGGGCGTACACGTAGCCCGTCTCGAGGTAGCTGCCGCCCTTGTAGCCGACGAGCACCTTGTTGCGCGGGAAGTACGGGTCCTTGTAGACCGTGAAGCGGTTGGACAGGGTGCCAACACGCTCAGCGCCGAGCGAGAACGGAGTCGCAACCTGGCCGTCACCGTCGATCGTCATGACCGGACGGTAGTAAACCGAGGCCTCGAGCATCGTCGCGACGTCGGGCGACACCACGATGAAGTTGGCCGCGCCGCGAAGCGTCTTGCGGTGGATCTCGTTACCCACGTCGATGATCGTCTCGATGAGGGTCTCGTACCACTCACGCACGGTGCCGGTGAAGGCCGGGCCAGGAGCAGTCGCGCTGGAAGCCAGCGCCTCGGAGCCGTTCGTCTTGTTGACGAACTTGCCGGGGGCACGCGACCAGAAGTAGTTCGTGTCAGCGCCCGACAGGAGGTCACCAAGGATCTCACGGTCGATCTCGAGAGCGACCTGCTCCGAGAGGATCTGGGTCAGCTCAACCTCAGCGTCCAGCGAGTGGTACGCGTTGAGGTCCTGCGCCAGTTCCGGCGACCAACGAGCACGCAGCTTGCGGGTCGTGGCCACAACCGGGATGGACTCCACCTTGATGTCGATCTCGGGGATCTTCGGAGCCGGATCGGAGGCGAAGTTCGACTCGAACGTCGGGATGACGAGCGTGTCGCCAGTGC